TAGCCTCGGCGTCGGCTTTCTTCTTGGCCTCGGCCTCCTCGTAAGCTTTGATGCGGGCTTGCTCCCGAGCAATCCGGGCGTCCTCGATGGCTTTGAGTCTTGCGGCTTCCTGCCTGGCTTGCTCAGCCTGCCATGCGGCATACTGCAGAGCTGCGGCTTGGGCCTGGGCTTGAGCGGCTGCTGCGGCTGCAGCGCTCCCGTCATCGCCACTTCCACCTCCACTGGACTGCTGCGCGGCCAGCTGCGGATTGTAGGTCGGCGAGTCGGTGATGCCCTTGACAGTGTTCCACTGGTTGTTCTGGCCCCAGACTTGGCCCTTATCATTGATTGTGCCTGTGCTAGGCATAGGTCAGTTCCCCCCAAACTTGGTTTCGGTTGGTGAAAAGAATGCGTTGCCCACCTTGCTGGCCACCTTGCTGGCCTCGTCAAGGGCAGAAGCATAAGGCGAAAGGCCGGGCGCGGTTTTCTGGGCGGCGAGCTTGGCAAGGTTCAGATTGGACGCGCTGGAAGCAACTGCTCCGGTCGCCTGCTGCCCGGCGTTCTGAGCGGCCTCGTCGGCTTTCTTCTTGGCCTCGGCCGCATTGGCCTTATCAATTTCAGCCTGGGCGAGTGCTGCCTGCCGGGCGGTCTCCGCGGCCTGGGCTTCGCGCTGCTGCTGGGCCATGCGTTCTTGCGCTGCAATCGCCTCCCGCTGCATGTTCTGCTGCGCTTCGAGCGCCTGCTGCCACATCTGAAATTCAGAAGTGCGTTGCGTGTTGTCCGCTTTTGCCAGCTTGACCGGCTTCGCTTGTGATTGTGATCCTCCGCCCATAGTATTAGTTTGTGTTGAAGTTTATGCCAAAGCCCCGGCTGCGCCACCGGCTACCCCGCCGATCAGTGTGCCCCACCCAGGAGAAACCATCGTGCCGGCCGCAGCTCCAGAAGCCGCCCCAGAAAGCGCATTGCCCCAGAAAGATTTTCCGGACGCCCTGGCGCTGTTGGTCACTGTTGCCAGGTTGTTTTTGTAATTGCCCCACAGCTGCTCATTCTGTTGCAGTGCGGACATGAGATCCGAGTTGCCTTGCTGGCCGGCCGAAAGAACGGCAGTGCGCCAGTAGTCGCGGGCATCGGCATTTGCACCTTGAGCGGTCTGCACGGCGGAGGTAAGATTACCCGGATCCAGGCCGGCAACGGGAGCAGGATTTGCTGCAAGCAGAGCGGCGGCTTTTGCCTGCTGCTTTGTCTGCTCGTCGTAGTAGTCCCGCCGGGTAGAGTCAACCAGCGCCGAGCGGGCAAAACCGGAGTCGTCTTTGGCACCGGTTGCCAGCACATCCGAAAGGCCGCTGCGCAGCCACAGATTGGAAAGCTTTTGATCAGGGCCTCCTTCCAGATTGCCTCTTATCTGAGCTGGCAGGATTTCACGAATCGCTGCAGTATTTGGAGAAACGCGAGCCTCAACTTCTTTGGAAGAAAGCGCATTGATCAGCGCCTCTTTCTTGGCCATGTCCTGGAGTGCGCGGACGTCAACGGTCCGAAGCTCCGGTGCCGAAGCGGCAATCTGTCCCGGGAGGTTCGAGCTCACCTTCAGCCCTGACATCAGACTGGAAAAATAGTTGGAATCCGGTTTGACAATGACCGGGCTGGCCGCGCTGGAAGATGCTGGTGAGGATGAACCGCCCATAAGATTGGTATTTAGTTGGTGTTTGTCGGGTTGTAAAGCTCCCTTTTCATACAGGCAAAACCAAGTTTTTGCAGCATGGCATCGGGAAAAGTCTTGCGCTCCGGTGCAATTGGCACACCAAGCAGCATCTCGCCGCCGTGGCTGACCCTGCAGACGTGCTGCCAGGTCTCCAGTGTTTCGACCACATCCCGGGGCCGGGTGATCTCCGGGTGGAAGGCCGGGAACACCACTGGCATGAAGAGGACGTCCGCATACCCGAAGACGGTATCGCCACGCTGAAACTCAAAAACCCGGGCGCTGGCAAAAGGGTTGATCACATGATCAAACGTGGTGGCGAACTGTTGCAGTTTTGGGAACTCCTCGCTGAAGCGGGAGACTTCTTGGATTTTTAGTTTTGGCTTCATGACAAAGTAGGTGGATCCTGCAGGCCGCTACGGATCGAGCTGCTCGGGGCCGGAACAATCAACTGCAGCAGCATGTCCTCAATTTCCCGGTTGGTAAGGTTCTGCGTCGCGCAGGCTAGGCAGGAACCCTTTGACTTGTCTGCCCCGGGGATGGTGATCGAGGAGTAAAGGACTGCCGTGGCCGCGCTGGAAAACGGGCTAACGAACGCGTTTGCCGGCGTCCGTTGAAAGTCAAGCGAGTCGTTGATGCTGGGCATTTTGATTATACCGGTGGGCAGGGTTGCAGTAGTCTCTCAGCAGCGAGAGCGGCTTCGGCGGCTTCGGTTGCAGCTTGCAAAGCCTGCGCTTCGGCATCGGCAGCCGAGACGTCGGACACATACTCCGCAACCGCCGTGACGGATAAGGGCAAGGACTCGTCCTCGCAGGCGCTGGAGAGCGTAACCGTCCGCTTGGCAAACCACTGCGCTTTTGAAATGGCGCTGGCAAAAACCTGTTCCGCCGGCTGGAAGGTAGGATCCCGGTCAAAGATATGATTCTGCCCGTCCTCGGAGACAACGCAGAGCTCGGTCTCGTCGCTGAGGCATTCGCCACCGCTTTCCTCCGGAGTCGGATCCAGAAAGACGCGCAGCGCCTCGACGGCCAGCTCGCCGCACCAGCGCACCAACATCGAGAAAGCCTTGTCGATGTTTTCGTTCAGCGGGCTCTCGCAGGTCGGGCAGCCTTCCGACTCGCTCGGCGTCTGGGACTTCGCCCGGCGGCTCTGCTTCCGGAGATCCCCGAAGACGGCCTTGGCAGCAGTGATCTCTGAGCTCCCGGCGTTGTCATACTGAGACGGCGCGGAAAACTCACGGCACAGGATGCTCTTGTAGGCGCCCCGAACTCCACGGTAGCTCAAGCTGACTTTCGGGAAGCCGGACATTTCCCGCAGGTCAAGCTCGACGTAGGCCAACTTTTTCAAGTCCAATCCGTCCCCAAGCAGCCGGGTCTCCATCTCGCAGAAAATCGGTTGCCGGTATTCGGTGATGGTGTAATCATTTTCCAGCACAAAAAACGAGTCCTCGCGCTCGGGCATGAACGCCTCCCAGATGTGGTTGTGCGAGCCGAGGCTCACGGAGCTGTAGTCGACCGAGGCCGCAAAGACGCGGTGCTTGTTTCCAATAAACGCGCCAGCCCACTGCACCGGACGGATTCCGGTCCAGATGCCGCTCCAAGCGGGGGTTGTGTTGCCGCCGGAAAGCTCGGACACGGACGCGTAGTCCAGGACAAAAGTCTCGCTGTTGAGATTCTGCTTGACCGGCACCGACATCAGCAGATAGTTCTCGAAGCTGGTCCCGCAGATGCCGGTCTGGTCCTCGGCGAAATATTGCTTGGAGAAAGCCATCTCGGCATCTCGGAAATTCACTTGGCTGGTCAGGTATGTAGTCGCAGCGGTATCGCTCGAAACCAGACCGCCGAGGCCATACCACCACATCAGGCCGGCCTGGTAGGAAACGCTGCGGCCCGCGATGCAGCCGACCGACGGGAACAGAACGCTCTGGAAATTTTCCGTGGTCGCCCACTTGGAACGGTCACGGACACCGGTCTGCAGGATCTCGCTCCGCTCGTTCGTGAAGACGACCATGACCTCCTGCCGCTGGTCACCGATAAATGGGGCCAGGCTGGTGATCTCCCGCGGGAAAGCAAAGTCGCCGCGGCCTTCCCCTTCAACCCGTTCGGTGAACTTGAGCGGATCGTAAAGATCAGACGCCAGGACCAGCTTTCCTCGAGCCACCCAGAGCCGGCCGCCGGAGTAGGCCATCCAGGTGCCGAGCGGGGTTTCCAATGTCGGCGAAGCTTCATCCAGGTGCCGGCTTTCAAGGCCGTCCCAGTAAGCAGCAGGATTGATCCCATCCTGAATCATCAGGACATTGTAAGACGGCACGATCTGCAGGGTGTCGTCGGGCAGCAGGGTCACATTTTTCTGCGCGACCACCATATGGACCATCTTGGCCCGAGGGTCGAAGGAAATTCCAGGGATCTGGAAGGCAGACCAGTCCCTCGGCTGCGTGAACGGGTATGGGCTCGCGTAGATCTTTCCATCCACTGCCGCAGCCAGGTAGTCGGTCTCGGTCTTGGAGGTCTCGGTGATCTTGTTCTTCCGGAAATAGGTAAAGCCCTGCAGATTCCCAGGCGGCAGGATCAATCTCATCCCGAAGCCGGGACGGGTCTGGACCACGCCGCCGCGATTGACGACATTCACGCCACGCTGGTATTGGTCCTCCCGCAAAAGCCAGGGATGCCGGAGCGTGTTCATCCCGAACACCCAGCCGGCGTCGACTTTGGCCTCGCGGCCTGCTGATAGATTGGGACTCTTCATTCCAGGCGCCTTACATGAAATCGTCCGGGCAGGTCATGACCTCGGCATCGAGCTGCATGGTCGGCGCTCGTGGCCCATCCAGTGCCCGGTTGCGATTATTCAAAAGCTCGACGGCTTTTTTCTGGTAGCGCTCGCTCTCATCGAAGAAGTTCTTGCGAAGCAAGTCCTGGCTCTTCACCATCAGGATGATCGCGAGCCGGCTGTCAAGATTGATGAAATCCCTGGAGGAGGTGACTCGGAAGCTGCGCTTGCGGTATTTCATCCGCACGCTGGCACAATCTTTTCCAACGCGAATTCGGCGATATTTCGGATTGGTGTCAGCCGGGTGCATATCTGCGAGCAGGGTTAAGGCGTTGGCATTCCCATTATCCCAAGCGTAGAGCAGCACGAAGCCGGCCGTCTCTGGCTTCTCGATTTGGCTGACTGCAGCGACCAGGATCGGGTCCAGCTCCTGGAGAGCTTTGAAGACTCCCTCGCCAAGGTCAAACAATTGGATGCGCCCGGCCGTAGAGTTCAAGTCGATAGCCTGCGCATGCTGGGCATAAATTTCGACGAGGTTGTCGCTAATCGGGCGCAGATAATAGGCTGTTTCTACAACTAAGGGCGATGGCAGCAGGCCTTTTGTCACAAAAGTGACTGCATCCCCAGTCTGGTAGACCTGCGCTGGCACCACGATTGCCGTGGAAGGCTCCGCAGCAAAAACCCGTTGCAGTAGCAGCTCGTGCGCCCCGAAGCCAATAGCCGTGATTGTGACAGCCGCACCAGCTGAGTCCAGCACTGAGAAATTCCCGTCTCCGTCGATCCGGGCCTTGTAATCGGCGCCGGCCAGAAGCGGGGAAGGCAAGCTGCCGTCGGTGGTGAACCGGATCGGAGCCAGGTTGCTTAGAAAGCCGTTGTATTCAAGATCCATGAAGCTGTCCCGGATGGCAGCCGTGACGGCATAGTCAACTGAGATATACAGTTCGCCGCCGCCCAGACTGGTGATGGCCAGCCGTCCGGTCGTCGCAGCCAGATTCGTGGCGTAGGCGAGGGTGGTGTAAACTTCTACAGAGTCGGCAGACAGGACACGAAGGTAGTAGGTGGTCGCCGCATCCACGGACGGGCTTGTCACAGGCAGGGCGCCAGTGTTGTTGAAGAACCGGACGGCTTCGCCGGTAGTGCGGCCGTCGGTCTCCATCTTCCAGGCATTTGTGAAGCCGACGCTGAAGGCCCGGGACACATTGACAAACAGAGAGCCGGATCCGGTAGAAGTCAGTGTGACGACATCCGTGCCGTTCGCAGCTTTGATGGTGAAAGTGTCGGCCGTCAGGGGCGTCTTGCAGGTGTAGACGTCAGTCTGGATAAGCGGAGCCGGCAAGGTTCCTGTCGATGAGAACTGGACAAAGCTGCCATCGCTAAGACCATGGCCGGCGGCTGTCGCCTGGCTGGAGGCACCGGTGATCACCGTGGCTGCGATCAGCTTCACAATGGCGTTTGTTCCGCTTCCGAAAGTTGTCAGCACGATCGGATTTGTCCCAGCAACCGCATCAGACACGGTGGCGTGCAGCTGCATCGTGGTCGCAGTAAGCTTCCTGACGTAGTAAGTAGTGCCGGCAATCAACGGAGTCGGGAGCGTGCCGCCGGCATTCCGGGCAGTCACTGCGTCTCCGGTTAACATGTCATGACTGACCGTAAAGGCCAGAGTCGTGTAGGGATCTGCTTTGATCAGGGCCCGGGCAATCACTCCGGAGCCGGCAGCGGAGACGTTGACCGGCGACTCCCCAGTCTCGGCCAGCGCTTGCGACTCGAAAATGGTGAACGCGTTTGTCCCGGAGCTTTTGATGAAATAGGGCGTGAGCGCCGCAATTCCTGTTGGGAAAGTGGTCGCCTCAAACACTACTTGGGACAGATCTGCCAGGCTGAGCGTTGTGGCCGACTGAAACTTTGTCCGGACTGAAACGCCCCGGCTCTCGGATAATGACATGCCGGCAGGATCCGTCACTTCAGTGATGACCACCGGAGACTGCCCGGTGCGGGCGTCGAGCCGGGAAGAGTGCAGGCTCACGCGGAGCGGGTCCACCGCCCGGATATAGTAGAGACCAGAATTGACCAGCGGGCTTGCAGTGACGCCGCTGTCAACGGTCAGCTGCATCAGGGCGCCTGTCACAAGAAGATGCTGAGAAGAAGCCAGCAGCGCCGTCATTGGAGCCGGAACTGCCTGCCGGTAAAACAGGCGGGTGCCAGGAGCGGCCACTACACCGCCTGGAAAGTCGCTGAGCTTGTTAACGGCCACTAGCACGCCGTCAACCCAGGTGCCGTCCTCTTCCTGCATGCGAAGTTCCCGGCCGCTCGAGTCATAACCAAGGACCCGGATCAACTGTCCGGCATCGGCGATCACGTCGGAAACAGCAACCAGCTCGGAGGGAGCCAGAATATCCATGAATACCGGGAAGATTCCGCGATCATCCCAAGCCCAGGGCACGCCGCAGTCTTCCACACCGTCGCCGTTCAAATGGAACTCATAGAACTCGTCCCGCATGAAGACCGGCCGGCAGTCGACAGCCACAGCCATAGGGGTCTCGACCTCACGGGGCAGCGAAACGAAGCGTGTTCCGGGCGCGCAAGCCCGGATGTCCACGACTCCGATATTCGCATTCCAGTCGCCCTCGTCCTGCAGAGCTTGGATCGCGTCAGTCAAACGGGAAAAAGCCTTGACCTCATCGCAGCGGCCAAGGACTTCTTTGACTTCGGCAAGAATCTCGGAGACGAACATGATTACATTGGCGGCAAAGCCAGTTACATCGGCGGCAGACCCATGCCGCTTTGGGAAGCTGCGTTGAGCTCGGCGCCGAAGCCTTCAAGACCGCCAAGGCCTTCGCCCATTTGTTCCTGGGCTCCGGCTGCTTTGGATGCAGCTTTCGTCGCAGCGTCGGCCGCATCGAGGGCTTGACCGAAGCCTTTGACGAAAGTCTTCGCAGAGTCAAACAGCGAACGCGGGATTTCGAGGGTGATGACTTCTTCGGGAGTTGCCGCCTCCATGGCGGCGTCGATGGGTGCTTGCGGTGCGGTCATAAATTATTCCTCGGCTTCGTCTTTGCCGTCAGGCTTCTCAGCTTCGGCAAGGCCGGACTCGATTTCATCGTCGTCCGACTTGCTCGGAGTTTTGCCGGGTTTTCCAGCGGCGAAAGAAATGTCCTGAACTTCGAGGTCATAGGAGCAGGAAGTTTTACCATCGCGCTCAGTCTCACGACGCTCGATGACTTTGAACTTGATGGTTGCCTCGCCGGAGTCCGGCATTTCGATCGACTCCTTCAGGTCTGAAATATAGAGCGAAGGGTAAACCATTTTTGTTTTCTTTGGCTCTTCAGGCGCAGAGATTGGGCTGTCGCTGTAGTCGGGACGCTCGGTCCCAAGAGAGATGGATTTCATTTTCATAAGCATAATTTACAAGGCAAGTTGACTGGCACACTCAGCGACGACTTCGGCGAAAGGGAAAGGAGGCAGGGCGAACTCGGTCGCTCCCTGAAGCGAAGATCCGGTGACCTGGGCTGTCCAGGCGAATGTGGCTGCAAGCTTTGGCGTTCCCTCGTGCGGAATAGCGTCCCACCAGACTTTCATCTGCAGAAGCTTCGGGGTGGAAAAGTATTTTCCAATGTGGGCTTCCGCAAGCTCGATCGGGTCGACTGGGATGGGCTCAAAAGGAGTCGGTTGGTGGCCGGCTTTCAGCCAAGCTTCATAAGCCGGGCGCACGCCGTTGGAAACGTCTTCTCCATCCAGGATGACCATGACCTGTCCGCGCTCGTCCGTCTCAGCCAGGATGATCGTTCCTTCGGCATTCGCATATTTTGCGCTTAAAATGTTCATGCTTTTACTTCGATGAGGGTGAGAGACGAAACGGCCGAAGCGTATCTTCCAGCACTACTTCCGTTTAGGTAGACACCGTATGCAAGAGCACCGCCGCGCACCGTATAGAGAACCGGAGAGGCGCTAGCTGGAGAGTCTAAAAGAATAGCAACAACGGGATTTATCCAATTGGCATTGGTGGTAGCCACACTACCCGTAACATATGCGCTGTCCCTCCAGACAGACATTGACATAATGTCTGCAGCCCCAGGACTTCCAAGCATTTCCGCAATTACCAGAACTTTATTTGCGGCAGATTTTGGAGTGAATGAAAGGCTCAAAAACTCAGTGCCTTGCAGTTTGGTCGGAAGCGTGAGATAGGGCACTCCAGAGCTCAGCGGTGTCCCAGAGGTGGCGTTCGTGATTTGCGCAACCTGCACGACAGCGCCAGCCGCGACAATCGCCGAAGTGGCAGAATTTGCTGCAAGGCCAGAGGTAAGGATTTTGGTGAGTGCCATATTATGCGCGTGGCTAAGTAATTACAGAGCGATCGTGAAGTCAAGTCGAAGAGCTGCGTTAGTGACAGTATTGGCCAGCGTGCCAGAAGCCGCGGCAGTGAAGACGAGAACATCGTCGCTGACGAGCGTGGCGTTCCCAGCTGTGGCATGCAGAGGAAGCGCACGCGCGACATTCGCTGCGATTGCAGCTCCTCCGGTGGCCTTCGTGGTTCCACTATCGGTTGCTGAAAACATCGCCGTAGTGCCAGCAGCAGCTTGGCCTTTGTTCACTAGGGCAAATGTGAGGTAGTTTGTGTCATTAGCCGCTAGATTGACTGTGCTGACTAGCCTGGCTCCTATAAGGGTGCCTGCCAGCGGAGCAGGGATGTTCTTGGTGGTTGTGCCTGTCGTGGCGATTGTTCCAAGATCTACAAAAATCGAGCGGGTCTTAGCGACTGTCGAAAGCTTGTCTCCAGTGACACTTGCGTCCTTAATCTTGGCAGTCTCCACCGCGTCAGAAGCTAGCTGTGCAGTCGTGACGGCCTCGTCTTGAATCTTTGCCGTTGAGACGCTCAAGTCATCTGGGACCACGGACGTCACGCCCATCACTCCAACAATTGCCTGGATCTCCGCTCCATTCGCTGGGGCTTCAGTAAAGGTCAGAGTTGTGCCAGAAACGCCGTAAGCCGTGGTCTTGTTCTGGTAGACACCGTCCACAAAAACCCAGGTGTTGACGATCGAGCCGGGATCCTGCGTTAACGTGAAGGCAGTCTGCGCTCCGGTGCCGGTGAAGTTGTTCTGAGTGAAAGCTCCAGAGCTTCCAGCCGAGGCCAGAATCCAGTCGCCGGCAGTGAGACCCGTTGCAACGTAGGCTTCTCCGGTGTCGGTCTGCGAACCGAACTGGCCGATAAAACCCGGGACTGCCGCCGCTCTGGCCGCTGTGTTTGCAAAGACCACGGTCCCAGTTCCGCCCACCGCAGGGTCCCAGTTGCCGGCGACAATCCCGGTTGCTACGTAAAGCTTGTTGGTGTCGCGTTGGCTGCCGATCTGCCCGACAAACTCCGGAGCCGTCGCGTTTCTGGCAGCCTCGTCAGCGAAGGTGAGGATGCCTGGAAGCACGACGCCCGGAATCTCCTTCAGCGCTCGGATCAGGTAGCAGAGAAGGCCTTCTCCTTCGAAAGGAACAACACCGGCGATAATGAATGGCAGACTGGCCGAGCAGGTGCTGGTCCAGGTGACACGGCCATCAACCACCAGCTTGGTGACTGTGCCGAAAAGCGCGGCTGTCAGCGCGTCGAGCTGGGACGCGATAGACGCCGGGGCTTCCGTCAAATTGACCGGGTTGGATGAGCAGCCGCAGGACATAGGTGATTCGTATTCTTGAGGGTAGAGGACGTAAAGATAAAAGTTCTTCTCAGTTTATCCAGTCCTTTGCTGAAAACAGTTGGTTTCGCAATCGCTTCTTCCGCCAGAAACCGTCGCCGTTCCGTTGATCGCCGGTTGTCGCAGAAGGGGAGGTATTCGCCTCGATGGTCGTCACTACCCGTTCGCCCCATTGTTCCACCAAGCCCGTGTGGGCAACCCGGCCCTTGCTCGGAAAGTAGATTCCCCACGGATCCCCAGGCAGTGGTTGCTTCCCGCCCCGCGCAAGTGTCCACGAAGGGTTACGCACCCATTCCGCAGCCAGCGCGCTTCTTGGCCCAACCAGGCGCAATCCTGCCCGGTCGTAGCAGTATCGGACGAATGCCGCGCAATATGGTGCGCCAGAGCCTTCCAAGCCAACCGAGGCAAGGACGCGATCCACAAAAACCCCGTCGTTGTTGCCAGTTTTTTCGGTCTGCCCAATAGAAGCTCGTGCCACAGCGAGAACTCGATCACGCGCTGCAAGGCCCGTTTCCTCAACTCCGATGACAACCTGACCGTAGGAGTCGCTTCCAAACAGGAGGGCAATCGTGAGCAGGACATATTTCATTTCGACAGGGCGAGCCAGAGGTTGAATGCGAACAGGAGGACGCAGAAAACAAACGATCCTTGAACGAGGAAAACAAATTGGGCGTTCGTAAGCTTCGTGGTCGCCTCATCCAGCCACCCCCAATTGCTCTTGCTGTTTTGGGTTGCCCGGTCGAGCGACGCAAAGATCAGTTGCCAAAGCGCCCACCCGAAAAAGGCTTCGCTGAATGTGAACACAGCAGCGAGGACGATGGCTTGCAGGAAACCGGCATCAAAAACCCCGGCAGTCGGATCATACCACCGAATGAAGAGCGGAGAGACAAGGAACAGCCCGACCGCGATAGCGAACGTCAGCAGGTTCGGCCAAGACGAGAAGAAGCGTTTGAGGAATTTCATATCAGTATTGTGACCATCCCATAAACGACCCCGGCAACTCCGAGCGGAATGATAAAATTATAGGGAGGCGGAACGGCACGGGTAAATTGGAGTGCCAGTAGCGCGGCGGCAAGGGCCGAGACGACGGCAATGATGAACTGTGCAAACTGATATTGGTGATTCAACTTCGCGATTTTGGCAGTCATTACAACCGCCTCATCCTTCAGGGCATCCCTCTCAGCGGTCATCAATGCAGCTTGATGCTGGGCTGTAACAGCGGCTGCTGTGAGATCAGCCGACTGAATGGTCGCCAGCGTCAGGCTGGCAAGCGCTGAGTCATTCGCTATCCTGGACTCGGTGAGACTTGTGCGCAGCTCGATGATCGTGCCCTTCATCTGAGTAACAACCTCTCGCTCGCTTGTCGTCAGAGCATGGCATTTTGCCAAAGCAAGGAACATAATCACCGCGATGATGAATGCAATGATTCCAGAAGCAGAGGGTATGCGAGTTGTCATTTGAGCAGGATTGTAGTTTTGTAGTCAAGCCGTTCCAGGAGGCTCATGCTTTGGACTTGCAGGCGTTTCACTTCCTTGCTGTCGGACTGAGCAAGGTTGATCGT